CGTTTGCTTCGGAGTGCTCAGCTCAACATCCTGATAAACGCCGAGGATCTGCATACGCTTCACGGTCGATGGCCGCATGTAGATGCGGTGGGTGACACGCTTCGCGTTGCTCAGGTCGGTTGCAGCATTGTTTACGATCAAGTCATCGGCGTCTATCGATTCGCTGACTGGGCGACCACGGAGGGGGCAGAAGTAAATCTTTTTGAAGGCAGTACCACCAAACCCAAGCATGAGTAGCATCCGATCGGTGTCGGGATAATATTCTCGCGCAGTGCTTGTGAGGTAGTGATTAAGATCGTTTTCAAGGTCGTTGGCGAGTTGGTCGGAGGCGAGGTCGGCATTGTTGTTGTCCTCGCGAATCTTCACTGGGCCGTCAGTGGGCAAAAGCTCAGACCGTGCGTTCGCCTGAAAACGCAATACGGCTTCAAGCAAGAGCGGGTGGCGGACTCTTGACATGCCCTCGACTGGTGCACCATCAGCAGCCCCTGTGAGGCCGGGGATCTCAATTTTGAGGCCCATGAGCTTAATGCCCTGAGCGCGGTCGTCAATCCATTCTTTGCGGGAATCGAGGTCATCCTGAACGCCTTTTAACAGCTCCTCGGAGATGCGAGCGAGCTCCGCCTCGTTGATTTTATCGACCAGATTATCGAACCAGCCTTCCGGCCCGCCCTCGTTTGCGCTTTCCAACGGCGAGCCATCGAGCGTCAGCGTGACCGACCCATCACCATGTTCAATCGTGAGTAGGTTGCCCTTTTCATCGACGTTGGGCGCATCGCCCTCATCCGCGAGTTCAATCTCAATGCCCTCATGCTGAAGCTCTTCGGGCGCATCACCGGGCAAGCGGATGTTTGGGCTGAGGCCGGGGGTGAGCGCCATTTCCTATGTTCCTTCTCAAACGGCATAAAGCGGAGCAGGAGGCGCTCCGCGATGCTGGATGCTAGATTCGTAATCGTTTTGGGCTTCTTCAGGTCGGGCTATCATGCCTGTTTTTCGCAAATGACGCAAGGCCATTGATACGGTGTCGACAAGATCGTCGTGTTTTCCTTTGGGGAAAATGGCCGATTGGGTGATGACCATGTCCGCCCAGCTCTTGTCCGGGGCATAAACGAGCCCTTCAGCAAAGATATGCTGAACCGAATAGAGCCTCGAGCGTTTGTCGATGCCGTTCGGGTTATCGGTGATGACCATGAAGCCGAGATGATTGTAAAGCCGACGAAGCTCCTGCGCCACCGAATGCCCTGCCGCTTTGTCTTCGATCAGGATTGCATCCGCTTTGTATTTCTTCAGCGTCTCAGCAACCTTGGTCACGAGCTGGTGAAGCTCGAGGCGCTCCGCCCATGCATTGACGAGCATGACTTTTGGGTGGGGAGCTTTGTAGCCACGTTCCTTTTGGAACATGTCTTTGAGGCTCAGCGGCTTTTTCATGGCCTCGGTCGAGATGGGGTCTTCCGTGTAAACACCCCAAATGGTCAGGGCTGATGGATCATTTTCGGTTTTCTCGGTGTAAGCCGTGTCGAGACTGGCAATGATGTAATCGAACGCAGGGAACGAGTCATGCTCCCAAAGCTGCCACCAGTCGCGCTTTATGATCCCGCCGTCTGCAGGGGTTGGAATTTGTTGGAACTGACCGCTCACGGCGTATGGGCCCATGGCCCGTTTGTCGCGCTCTACGACGTGTTCTGGGAACCGTTCAGGAAAAAGGAGCTCGCCTAGCGTTTCGCGCTGGTCTTCCCAGCCCAGCATCGTTGGAGCGGCGCGGAGGGGCTCGTATTCCATGGGCAACATGATATGGTCGTAGCCCAAACCTTTATCGAGGATGACACCAGAGACATCCTCTTCATGGAGGCGCTGCATGATGACCACGATTGCCGACTTGTCCGGATTGTTCAAACGGGTCGGCACAGCTTGCAAGAACCAATCGATCGTGGTCGATCGCATCTGGTCCGAGGCGGCGCTTTCCACTGTGTGCGGATCGTCGATGATGACTCTGTCACCACGAGCACCCGTGATTCCGCCAGCAGCCACGGCTTGGCGGAAGCCAGTCGCGGTGTTTTCGAACTTGGTCTTTGCGTTCTGGTCGCCTGTCAACGTAACACGGTCGCCCCAAAGTGATTGATACCATTCGGACTGAATCAGTCGGCGCATCTTCGTCGAGTCACGGATGGCGAGCTCTTGACCATGGGAGGCGCAAACATAGCGCAAATGGGGCATATTGCGTGGTCCCCATTCCCAAGCTGGCCAAAAGACGTTGGTCAGCAATGACTTCATCGCACCCGGTGGCACGTTGATTAACAGACGATTGTAATACTTTTCGTCGTCGATCATCATCTCATCAGTGATTGCAGTGAGATGCGCCGCAATCATGTCGATGTGCCAGTTGTGGACATAATCTTGGCCCGGTTCGACCACGTGCCATGCAAGTTTTATGAAATCGACAAAACTTTCTTCGCAGTCTGCTTTGTCCAAAAGGAACAAAAGCTCATCGGGCGTGTAGCTTTCGGCAAGTTCCTCCAAGTCGTAAGCCACCCGATCATGCATCAGTCAGCCTCGACCGCTGTTAGCTCGATCTGCTTCAACAAAGCATGGCGCAACTGATCACGGACCTGCGCTGGCATGAGCGTCAAATCGACCTTTTGCTTTATGTTCACGTCCAAAGTGCTCTCGGCCAAGAATTTTGCGCCGTATTTCTTTGGGGCCAGCTTTTCATTGTGCCAGCGGCGTGTGTCGATGCGGTTTCGCGCACGAGCAGGATTTGCATCATCATCCGCAATGTCCATCATGGTCTCGACCATAATGTCTGCTCTCATTTCAATTGCTCGTGCGTATTGTTTGGCCAAAAAAGGCTCATCTTTGATGTGCGCAAGGAAAGTCGCCGGGCTCGGAAAGCGTTTTGAACCGTCTTTATTTAAACTTTGGCAAACTTTTGTTAGGCTTTCGCCTTCGGCAATACGACGAATGATTTCCGCAAGATCTTCCTGCTTCACATCATCGTTCAGCCAAAATCCTTTACGTTTAGGCGGTATCGCAACAGCTTTTGAGGCTTTTGCCACAGTGCATTCTCCCTCTCAGAATGAGAAAACGATTATGCTCCGGAACAAAACAAACGCAAAAAGAAATCGTTAAGTGTAACAACCCATTCGAAATGCTAGGATATCATGCAAATGTGAGGAAAAATTTGCCGCATCAATTTCATCTTCTGGCCTAAAATCAAACTTATTTTGAAGCATCGCGGCTTTTGAGCCTTGATAAAACAATATCCTATCAGGTGTTTTGCCTTCGCCAACACCAACAATAAACAAGCTGTAGCCTCCGGCTTTGAACAAATCCCGATGCCACTGAACCTGAGAAGCTCGGACATCATGACAAGACAGCTTCTCACCTTGGATTTCTCCAACTTTCAACTCAATGGGCACAATCCTGCCCTTCACCATAATCTGAAGATCCGCAATCCCAATCGTTCCGCCTCGTCTCGGCTCATAAGTCGAAAGCCATCCGTCCCAGTTTTCCCGAAACCAACTTTTGAATTGCTGTTCATTCATCATAAAACTCTCCCATACATTTTATTTTGCTCTTCGAGCCATTCATAATATTTGGACCAACGAGCTCGAGCAGCCTCGGACATTTTCCTCTTCGTTTCTTCTGAGATAGGTTTTTTGTTTCGAGCAGCCTCGGACATCTTCCTTTTTGTTTCATCCGAAACTTTGGGCCTATTTTTTGCCGCAAAAGACATGTTCGCTCTCGAAGTTTCAGAAAATTTATATTCTCGCTCCATAATTCTTTCCTTTTCAAAAAACGAGAAAATAGTAAGCCTCGAAATAAATACAAAAGCAACCAAATTCTTATTTTTATAAAGAATAACAATTTTCCGTTTCCATTCCGAACCCCTATTCCCCCCTTTCTCTCTCTTTCTTCTTCTTCTTTACAACTCTTACAAGGGGGAATATACTATATAGAATGGAAACGGTAACACTATATTTCAATGACTTACGCCGTAAACGAAATCTTTCCGTCTTGATCGACCTGAAATCGACCCTCAATCGTTTCGGTACCGAAACAATTAATCTCCGACCCAAAACCCTTCTTTCGAGACGACCGCGACCTCTGAATAATGGCCCTCGAGCCAAAAACGATGGCCCGGCATCTCACGCTGAAGCCGCTCCATTTCCTTCCTGCATTCCGCCTCATCGTCGAATTCTTCAACAATGTAGCTTTCCGACCCATTCAACCGCTGTTGGCCCTTCAACACCCATATCTCGTTTTGCATCACTCACCCTCCTTCAGTGCGTCAGCAATTATCTTCAACAACGACTTTTTA